AGCAATTTTAACCGCGTTGATTCGCTCGAAAACAGCGTAGCAGAAATCAAAAAAGACATTAAAGACCTGGCGCACGTTGCGTCGGTTCATCAATTAGAAATAGATAAGATTGAAGAACAGATAGGAGAAGAGTGATGGGACTGGCTGAACATATTGCCAACGACCCTGATGCTCGTGGGTACGCTGCCATGACAGCCAGGGAAGTGTATGACGACCTGAACGTTAAACGGCGAACCGGAGAAAAACAGGTGACATACAAAAGCGTTTTGGGCGAACTTGGAGCAGATATTGGCAGGCGTCTAATCGACAGCATGAAAGCTGCCAGCGCGACAGACAGTGTCATCGAAACATGGCACAACATGCTGGTTAGAGGCGAAAGCATAAATGTCAATAACGCTGAGGTGCAGGGGATGCTTTCAACATTTGCCAATAACCCTGGACTGCCACTGACCACAGACGATAGAGACCAGATTGTCGCACTTAGTTTGAACCAATCCACAGATGCTCAGTTTTATGGTCTGCTGCCGATGACAGTTCATCAAGTCATTCAAGCAAAGGGAAACTAAAACATGGCAGCTACAAAATCAGTCACCGCAGGCTCAACAGCCACGAGTGACGCTTTGACAATGCAGACCGATACCGTTGCTGCCTATGTGGTATGCAAGGCTGACAATTCAACGACAGCAGCAGCGGACGACATCATCCATTTTAAGGTGCTTGAAGGTGGCTTCGACGTTGACACCGATAGCACCGAAGACTTCGCAACTGTCGATGCTGCACCTACGTTGTGTGTGCTAGACACCAACGCAGCAGACCCACAAGTATCGGTGATGATTCCGATTGCACCTGCTAAGAAGATTAAAATCTACGCTGATGGCTCGACCGAGGGAACGACCAACGCGATTACTGTTTCCGCATATGTGCGTGAGGTGGGCGTTGATGGGGCGTACACTGACACCGCTATTGCGTGGACGTAATCATGGCAACGATAGCTAAAACGAAACAGCCGGTGCGTATGCCACGGTTCGGGCATCGGGTCGATAAGACTGATCCGATCCTGCGTGGGTGCGCGGGCTGGTGGCCTCTGAATGATGGGGCTGGGACGAAGGCTACAGACCTGTCCACGGGTGGTAATGATGGAACGCAAAGCGGTGGTGTATCGTGGGCGAGTACAGAGAAAGGCACTGCTGCAAGTTTTGATGGGACGGATGATTATATTGACATTGTTGGTGCTCCAGCAGACACAATCACACAGCCGCTAACGTTAAGTGCGTGGGTTTATAACGACGCAGGCGGTTCAGGCACCAACGACCTTGTTGCACTTGGGGATACGACAAGCGTAAATCCCCTCGGGATTATTAGATTTACTTACAGTTCGGGGCAGGTTTCAGCGGTTTTTCGTGCTGGATCCACAGCCTCAATAATTAGCCACACACTGTCAAATCCAACAGGAAATTGGAATCACATATGCGTTGTGGCTACCTCTTCAACGTCGCTCGAACTTTTTGTCGATGGCGTTTCAGTCGCTTCAGATACATCGACGAATTATGGAACGTTATCATATGACAACCTAACCATCGGGGCTTTGCAAAGGACAACTCTTTTGAATTACTCAGACGGTGGGGTTCAGAACGTTCGAGCCTACGACCGAGCCTTATCAGCCACCGAAGTCTCCCGCCTCTATAACGAACCATGGGCAGGCTTAGAACCGCTGTCACCGTTTTCGTTCTTTAGTGGGTTGTCCCAAATATACGCATATTACTCCGCTGCTTTTTTGCAGCGTCTAGGATAATGATTATGGAACGCAAGCCGGTGTGGTGGGACGACGCCAGATATTTCGAACGATATCAGTACGAAAAGCGGGGTGCTGTTCCAACTCGATTCAAGGTTGTGAAATGCGAAGCCTGCCTGGCACCATTTAAGCCAAGTCCGCATGGGGGAGGGCAGATAACGTGCTCCGATGAATGTAGGAAAGCAATACGCCTCCATCGACGCGAATGCCCGAAACAAAAAAAGAAGAAGGCTGACAATCAAAGGCAAAGGCAAAAAGATCCAATCCGAAAGATTCGTAGTAGAATTGCGACCCGCCACTGGGTCGCGTTGAAGGGGCAAATGTCGGACGCCCGTTCCATGAGGAACCTCGGTATTGATCGCGAGGGATTAGTTAAACACCTTCTTGACACCGACTACGCAAGAGAGAATGGACTGACGTTGGAGAACTACGGGAAAGAGTGGCACGTTGACCACATCAGGCCTCTGTCATCTTTTGACCTGACCGACGAAAAACAGGTTCGTGAGGCAACTAATTATAAAAACATGCAGGCACTTACCATAGAAGATAATCTGAAAAAGGGTTCTCTTTACGAAGGTGTCAGGCATACATTTAAAGGGTAATAACATTGGCTACAAGTGGAAGTTACTACGGAGTTGCCTACAACTTCACCTATGCGATTCCCAAGGGGACAGATCCGACATCATTTTACGTTGGGACGTTTGCGACTGGCGAGGTAAAGGTATCCAAGAGAACCGGCTCAGGTGCAATCAGCACAGCCAATATCGCAAGCTCTCCAACTGCCGGTTCGACTGGGCTGATGAATATCAGCCTATCCGCGACTGAGATGCAGGCAGATGAGGTGACGGTTGAGTTTATCCCAGTATCGAATGACTTCGCTGCTCGGGCGGTTTCGATTGTCACCAGTAACTTGCCAACTCCGGCTGATGTGTTAGAGGTAAACAGCTCCTCTGTCACCGGAGTCAGCGACTTTAAGGCGGATGTGTCGGGGCTGGCAACATCAGCATCAATCGCAGCACTCAACGATTTCGATCCAGCGACTGATACGGTTGCTAACGTTACAACGGTGGGGAGTGTCAGCGGTTCTGTTGGCAGTATCTCGGGTATCACGTTCCCTACTGGCTTTTCGTCGCTCACTGTGTCCGCTGTGGCTGATGGTGTTTGGGATGAGGCTCAGTCGGGGCACACGACTGTTGGGACGTTTGGGTACTACCTCGATGATCAGATCAGTGGTATCTCGGGCGGTGGTGGTGGTACTGACTGGACGGCCACAGAGAAGAATCAGATCCGCTACCGACTTGGTGTCGACGGTACAACAGCGGCACCTTCGGTTAACTCGCCCGATCTGGCAACCCAGGCTTCGGTCGATACTGTCGATGCGAATGTTGATTCAATTCTCGTTGACACTGGAACAACGCTGCCTGCTCAGATCAGTGGCATTGAGACGAAGGTCGATACGGTCGATGCGAATGTTGATGCTGTACTGGTTGACACTGGCACCACGATCCCAGGAACGATCGCAACGGTCGACGCTAATGTGGATGCTATCCTAGTCGATACTGGTACTACGCTGCCGGCCACGTTGGCGACCATTGAAGGCAAGGTTGATACGGTCGACACAGTGGCTGACGCCATCAAGGTTGACACTGCTGCGATCCTAGCTGACACCGGAACTGACGGTGTAGTTATTAGTACCGCACAAGCTCAGGCGATTGCTGATGAGGTTCTGAAGCGTTCCGTGGCCACTGGTGAGGCTACTGCGGCAGAGCATAGCCTGGCGACTATTGTGTTGGCTATTCTCGAAAGTTCCAGAAGTTCCACAACCTGGACGATTAAGCGGACGGACGGGTCCACGACACACGCAACAAAAACGTTATCACTGGACGCCAATGCTGATCCTGTCACCGGGGTGCAATAATGCCAGGTAGACCGCCTAAGCCCCTCAAGGTTCTACAGATGGAAGGATCGAAACGGGCTAAGTACAACCGAAAGGGTGAGCCATTGCCGTCACCAGGTAGACCAGAAGACCCCAAGAGACTTGAGGAACGAGAACTCGAAGTCTTCGAGGACATGATTCTCAAGCTGAAGGATCTTGGGGTGCTCTCGATTGTCGACGGTACGGTGATTGAAAGATACGCACACATCACAGTGAGGTACTGGGATGTTGCTGAATTTTTAAAAGAACACGGTGAATTTGTGGAGGTGGAGTCCACTAAGAACAGTGCTACAAGTTCATTCACTGTGCGACCGCAAGTGGCTGTCCTAGATAAGCTGGCCAGTCAGTTGCTTGCGATTGAGAAAGAGTTTGGTTTGACACCTTGTTCAAGGCCTAAGATACAACTAGAGAAGACACAGGTGGAAAACAAACGGAAGGCTAAGTTCTTTGAATAATGGACTACACGTTACCCGTTGACCAATGGCCAGATGAACCGACTGTCATCGGTGATTGGTTGTACGATAAGAGTAAGCCTGAACTAGTATGTGAATTCTTTGAGGTATGTTTAAAACATGGGACTGGTTCACACGCAGGCAAACCGTTTTTTTTATTACCGTGGCAGAAACAAGTGATTTATGACTTATTTGGAACATTCCATCCGAAGACAGGCCTGCGACGGTTCACCACTAGCTATGTCGAAGTGCCTCGTAAGAACGGCAAGTCTCAATTTGCTGCTGGGATTGCGTTATGGCTCCTATGCGGGGATGGTGAGGCTGGAGCCCAGGTCTACTCGGCAGCGTTCACACTAAAACAGGCTAGTCTGGTTTTTGCTATGGCTAGTCAGATGGTGCTTGACGACGAAGCACTGTCTTCGGTATTGAAAGTCAGGAAGAATAGCAGAACGATTTACTACGAAGATAAAGGTAGTTTCTATCGGGCTATTCCACGAGATGACAAGGATGCTCACGGGCTTAATGCTCATGGGATCATCTTTGATGAGTTGCATAACCAACCTGACCGTAAACTTTGGGATACACTTCAAACGTCACGTGGTATGCGTGAACAGCCGCTGACAATCGCAATCACGACGGCTGGTCACGACAGGTCTAGTATTTGTTATGAATTGCATAAACAGGCAAAGGGCATCATTAACGGTGAGTTCAAGGACGACTCGTTCTACCCCGTGATCTATGCCGCAAACCCTGGTGACGACTGGCATGATCCAGTGGTATGGGAAAAAGCGAACCCAAGCATCGGTCATACGGTTAGGATTGACTTCCTCCAGCAAGAGTGCGATAGAGCGAAGCTGACGCCTAGTTATGAGAACACATTTCGTAACCTCTACTTAAATCAGTGGACTGAGCAGGCTGTCAGATGGCTTCCGATGCACGCTTGGGACGCATGTAAAGGCGAGATGCCTGTCACCGGCATTGAGTGGTATGCTGGGCTTGACTTGGCAGAGAGTCAAGATATTTGTGCGTTCGTCCTGGCCGGGAAAAAGGGGGAGACTGTATACATTAAACCCTTCATGTTTACGCCGGAAGAGCCTAGCAGCAAACGAGCGGAGCAAGATAAGAAACAGATCATGAACTGGGTGGCACAGGGATGTATCGAGACGCTGCCTGGTGACATCATGCTGAATAAGGATCTTGTTCCTCGTATCCTTGAAATTGTAGAACAGTACAATGTAAAACGAATAACGATTGACCCCTGGCGGTCGAAAGAGTTTATTTCATCCATTACCGAAAGCGGCTATCCTGAAGGACGGGTTTTAAAGTTTCCGCAAACAATGAACCATTTTGCCGAGCCAACAAGGAAGATGCTCGATATGGTTGTCACAGGCAAGCTGGTTCATGATGGTAATGAGGCGTTACGTTGGATGGCCGCTAATACAGTGGTGCAACAAGACGCAAACGGCAACACTAGACCAGCAAAAGATAAAAGCCAAGATAAAATCGACGGTATCGTTGCTTCAATTATGGCAATTAGAGAAGCGATTGCACCTGAACCAGATGGGCCAATGCCAGTAATCTACTAAGGGAAAAAGATGGACTATGTCTTAAACAATCACGGACTGCAAGCAGTGGACTTGTCGGTCAAGAACGTGATCACGAGCAATAGCTTTGATTCGTTCTTTGAAACCGTCGACAATCGCAATAACGCTGGTGTGTCTGTAACCCCAAACTCAGCCATGACGTACAGTAGCGTCTTTGAGGCCGTGCAGATCATTAGTGGTGACGTTGCCAGGATCGACCTGGATATCTTTGAGCCAGATGGTGAGGATAGACTTAAACGCCCTAGGCACCCTGCCTACAAGCTGATGAACCGCAAAGCAAGTTCCTATATGAGCGGTTACGCTTTTAGGGAGACATTGCAAGCTCATGCCCTCCTGTGGGGGAACGGGTATGCTGAGATCGTGTTCGACAACGTTGGAAGACCCAAAGAATTGATCATTCTCGACCCATCGTCAGTAACTCCTGAGCTTGTCGACGGCGAGTTGATTTATAAAGTTCACTCGTCAACGGAACGAAACAAATACACTGTTCTTCCTGCATATCGAATCTTTCATGTTCGCGGTTTGGGATTCAACGGCATCCAGGGGTTTTCAGTTGTCTCTCTCGCTAGAGATAGTTGGGGACTGGGCATGGCAGCGGAACGGCATGGAGCCCGTCACTTCAAGCAGGGAGCCCGCCCTAACGTCGTCCTGAAACATCCAGCATACTTAGATCCAGATCAAGCAGAAGAACTCGTAGAATCATTCCAGAGCAAACACAGTGGCACTGATGGCGTTGGTCGTCCAGCCCTTGCTGCTGGTGGGCTGGAGATTGTCCCACTATCCATGTCAAACACTGACAGCCAATGGTTAGAGTCAAGGGAGTTCCAGAGAATTGAGGTTGCGAGTTGGTTCGCATTGCCCCCTCACAAGCTCGGAGATAGCTCCAGAATGGCTTATAACAGCATTGAGGCTGAAGAGAGGGCATATGCCTCACAGACGCTCATGCGATGGTTTGAGCGGTGGGAGAGCGAAGTAGACTGCAAGTTGCTGACTGACCGCCAATTCGGTGCGGATTGGTTCAGCGAACATGCGGTAGAGCGGTTGGTGCAGGGTGACTCCGAGACTCAGGTTGATACGATAGTTAAGCTGCGGAATGCCATGGTCATTACTCAAAACGAGGCCAGGCACAAGCTCAATTATGCTAGTGTTACTGATGGCGATACATTCCTCAATCCGTCGACATACAGTGCTGACAACGAAGAGCCCGATGACAGCCCTGAAGAGCCGGAAGAGGAAGAAGAAGACAATGAAGTGGTGGAACAGGTCGAGAACCTCTTAGCTGCACGATTATTGCAGTTGGAGAACACCTATAAAAAGCAGATGGGGAACCTGAGCGGCAAGGAAGAAAAGATAGCTGCATTCCAAGAGACATTCGCAGGTAAAATCTTGGATGCCGTACTGCCAATCGTCGACCTACTAGCTACCTGCAAGAAGACACAATCCCCAGGTGAGGAGGCTGTCCTCGAAAACGTTAAGGACTGGATGAATGGCAAAAATGATCTCCTACTTGAAGGACTTGTTTAAATGGACATTATTGCACGTGCTAACTTTCTTAATGACCTTGGTTATGACCCCTCTGTTGCTAGTAAATTGGATCATGCTGGTGCGGGTGATATACAAATTAAAAAAAGAGGAGATGACACAGAGATCCTCCTCTATGAACAGATCGGATTCGATTGGCAAACCTCTGAAGGCGTAACTGCAAAGCAATTCGACGAGGCGTTGAAGGATGCTGGTTCTGGGAAGATTGTTGTCCGTATCAACTCACCTGGGGGTGATGTGTGGGACGGCGTTGCGATCTACAACATGTTGAAGTCCACACCTAATCATGTCGAAACGGTTGTTGAAGGTGTTGCTGCCAGTGCTGCGAGTATTGTGGCCATGGCGGGTGACGAAGTAAAGATTTACCCTTCAGCCCAGTTGATGATCCATTCGGCCTGGACGATTGCTATGGGCAACTCAAGCGAGTTCCGAGATGTAGCAGATGTCCTCGATAAGATTGACGGACAACTGGCCGAGATTTATGCAAGCAAGACTGGCACTGAGGCCAGCGAATTTTTGAAGGTGATGAGCAAGGACAACTACTACACCGCGAAAGAGTCTATCGAATTGGGCTTGGTGGATTCGGTGGTTGAACTTGATTCTGATAAAGAGAAACGTCCTGCTGCTGCGAGTGACAACAAGAGAATCACTGCCGACGCTCGTCGTCGAATGTTAGCTCTTCGCAAGGCAAGGTTGGGACTCTAGTTCGCCAAGACGAACACTGTTACTGTTTTATTTTTCTTACTAAGGAATGAAGATGAAAAACGCAAAGCAACTGCGAGAAGACATTGGTGAGATTTTGGCGAAGTGCGAAGCTCTCAATGAAATCTGTGCCTCTGAAGGACGAGACCTGTCCTCGGAAGAACAAGCCCAGTTCGATGGGTGGTTGGCTGAGGTTGGCAACGATGGCGTCAACGGCGAAGCCAAGAGTGGCATCTACGCTCAAATTGAACGGGCTGAGAAATTCGAGAACCTAGTTTCTAAGAAAGCAGAAAAACAAGTGGAAGAGCCAAAAGCTAAAGCAGAGATTCGCTTTCCTAAAGCATTCGGTGGCCTGAAAGCATTTAAGAACGAGAAGGACGCCTATGAATGCGGTCTTTGGTTCCAGGCTAATATGCTAGGCAGTGTCCAAGCAAAGCAACGTCTTGCTGACATGGGGAGCATCTATGCGGCCCAAACTGAAGGCACCAACACGGCTGGTGGTCACACCGTTCCTGACATCTGGTCGTCTTCGATCATCAACGTCATGGAGACTGCTGGTGTAGCCCCTAAACTGGTCCGTCGCATCCCGATGACTTCGGATGTACTTAATGTCCCCAAACGAACCAGTGGACAAACTGTCTACTATCCTGGCGAGGCTTCGGCAATCACCGCATCTGACAAGGTATACGGAACGATTGCCTTGGCTGCTGTCAAACGTGCCGTCCTGACCCAAGTCTCGAATGAGTTGATCGCAGACAGTCTGATCAACGTGGTTGATGACGTTGCTGCTGAAGCTGGCCATCAGTTGGCCCTGAACCTTGATGATGAGTTCATCAACGGGGATGGTTCAGGCTCGTATGGTTCGATTACTGGTCTTGTTGATGATTGCGGTGCTGCTGGTACTCACGACCTTTCGTCGACGAATACGAGTTTCGCTGACATCACCCTGGCAGACATCCACACTGCCATGAGTCTTGTGGCCGAGAAATTCTGGGATGACAGCCGAATGGCATTCATCATGCGTCGTAGCACCTGGGCTTCTGTCATTCAGAAACTCGTCTACGCTGCTGGTGGTAACACGGTCGACAACCTCGAAGGCGGCAATCGTCTGAGCTTGTTCGGATATCCTGTCCACCTGACCGACAAGATGCCTGCCGATGCTGTCAGCACCTACGGACTGTTCTTCGGTAACTTCTATGAAGCAGCCTTAATGGGGCAACGTAAGGAAGTGGAATTCGCTTCTAGCCAAGACTATGGATTCAACTTGGATGTTCTGACGATTCGTGCTTTGAATCGTTACGATCTCAATGTCCATGCCAATCCAGGTGCGGGAAGTGCATACGGTGCTTACGCTGGTGTGAAAACCGCAGCATCTTAATGACTGATTGATTCGGTACGGGGCTACGGCCCCGTACCTTTCTCTGTAATGAAGGACCAACATGAAAGTAAAGTTTATTGAACAGTGGCGTGGCAATGAGGTAGGCCAAGTCGCTGAGTTGAATAAAGGTGTCGCAATTCTGTTGCTGGCGAGGAATATCGTCGAAGAGGTTAAAAATGGCAAACAAGTGGAACGTAAGAAGAACAGTAAGTCCGCTGCTAGAGCCGGTGACAGTCGGGCAAATAAAAGACCATCTGAGAGTGTCGACTAGTGTCGATGATACTGTCCTCGGAAATATTATTACAGCCGCCAGGCAGCAGGTCGAGAGAGACACAGGGAAGTCACTGATTACGCAGACTTGGCAGATGACGCTAGACTGCTTCCCAGATGTTGGTGAACCAATCAAGCTACTCAACGGGCCTGTACAGTCCGTGTCATCAATAACGTACAATAATGCTTCTGGTGTGCAGACAGCATGGGCTGATTTCCAACTCAAGACCAACGATATCCCAGCTTTGATTGTCCCCGATTTTAACGGATCGTGGCCGACTGGGTATAGCTATGATAAGCGTGGGATCATAATCACCTACGTGGCCGGTTATGGTGACACCCATCTTGACGTACCTTTCGAACTGCGGCAAGCCGTCATCCTGAGAGCAGAGATGATCTATGACGGTGAGAGTCGTATGCTTAATTCGGCGTATGAGCGTCTCACAGCCTCTCTAAGGGTAGGGTTGTACTAATGCGGTCTAGGACACTAACAGAGGTCTTCGTGCTTCAGAGGCGGTCTGAGAGTCTTGACGACCATGGTCAGCCTGTCGAGACGTGGACAGACCTTGAGACGTTCCGAGGGAGCATCGAGAACGGATACTCGCGTGAGTTCAACCGATACAACTTGCAGGAATCGCGGACAGACGCAGTAATCCGAACTAGGCGACTGGACACAGTGCCGACTCCGATGGATCGAGTGAGGACAGAGAAGTCAGCCAGGATCTACAATATCATCTCAGTGCCACTCCAGGGTGGCAACTCAGACGAGACTGTCATCGGAGTGCAGGAGCAACCATACCATGCCCCGTAAGGTAATCCGTGAGTTCGCTCAGTTTAATGACGGTGTGAAGATATACATCACTGGTGAAGCTGCATTGAAGCGAGCATTTAAAGAATTCACACCTAAGCTGCAAAAGAAGGTCGAGCGTAGGGTTACTCGTAAAATCGCTTATCACATTCGCGAGCGTGTTAAGGGGATTACACCAGTCTTCACTGGCAAGATGCAAGCCACCTATATTGTTAGGGCTGCATCATTGAAATTGTCAGCCGAAGCAATGGCTAGTTCAAAAGGCAGGCGAAAGACACGGAAGAATGTTGTCGGACACGCAGTTAAAACTGGCACTAGGGCAAAGCTAGGGATCAGCCCGAAAGATAAATATTATTATCCTGCTATCGTGGAGTTCGGAGCCCCAAAAAGAAATATCAAGCCAAACCCTATTATGCGGCGAACACTAAGGAATGAGGCTAGGCAGGCAAGGCTAATGTTCCGCACTCTCATGGCAGCAGAGGTGAAGCAAACAATAAAGGAACTCAGAGCCGGTACGATCAGGCCAGATGGGGTGAAAATTAAAAAATGAGCAGTCAAATAGGCAAGGTGATTCGTACTACTCTGCTGGCCGATGCTACTATTGCGTCGACAGTATTGAACAGGGTGTATCCGCTGGTGATGCCAATGAATACGGCGTTCCCAGCGATTATGTATACAGTGCTAAATACTAGGAGTGATTCTCACCTGAAAGGAACAACGGGCATAGCCGAGACTATGTTGCAGTTGGACGGGTACGGGCAGAACTATTCGAGCTTGTTGTCGCTTATGGAATTAGTTCGGCTGGAGATCCAATCTATTCGGGGGACTTATGATAGCGTGTTCATTAACTCTATCGATCTCGATAGCTCTTATGACACGTTTGACCGGCCCGAAGACGGGTCAGATTTGGGTTTGTACCGAGTTGTACACACCTATATTATTAACTACCAAGAGACGATTGTAACGAGGTAAAATTATGGCAGATACTGGAAATTCAGCCACGATTGCTTTCGGAACGAGTTCATTCGTCGCCAATATTTACTCAATCGGTGGAACGTCACAATCCCGCGAGGCTCTCGAAGACAGCCACTTGGGAACCACGAACCAAAAGACGTACATCCCAACCGACTTGTATGAGCCTGGCGAGTTTGAAATTGAGTTCGAATGGGATCAATCATTTTCCGTTTTCCCTCCGATTGATGGGGCTGCTGAGACGATTACGGTGACTTTCCCATTGAAGTCTGGTGAGGGTACGGCAGCTACGTTGGCTGGGTCTGGATTCATCACTGAGGTTTCTGGCCCTGATGTTGAGAATGGAAGCATCATGCGGGGGACTGCTACCATCAAGTGGGATGGTAAAACTGAAGTGGCATATACGGCTGGGAGTGTATAATGTTTGAGTTTGTTTTGAAGGACCACCCACACAAAGTGACTGTCCACGGCCAAAAGGTTCAGGCAATCACGGATGTAAAATTAATTGCTGTCCGCGAAGAGGGTAGTGATAAGTTTGTCCAGTGTGGCTACTGCGGGGCAAAACCGGGAATGCCAATCACGTTGATTAAGCATTACCCTCAAGTGTTTATGGATGCTGTCGAGAAATTTGTAGAAGAAGAGGTGGGTAGTGTCACGCGAGTGTCCTGCCCACCTAAAGGGAGGTAAATATGGACTATAAAGCAAAGTTACTTGAGTCGACGAAAAAGAAAATCTCGAAGGTGTACGTCAAATCGCTCGACACGGAGTTCAATATAAAGCCACTGTCCGCGAAGCAGCTAAATGATTACATGCAAGCCGTAGAAAACGGAATCGGCAATGTGCAAGCGACAATCAGTCTGCTTGCATTATGTATTGTTGATGATAACGGCGACCGTGTTTTCAAGACAAGAGAAGACGTTGAGATGTTAGAGGAGATTGAACTCAGTGTACTTCTCGTCCTCACTGACGCCTGTCAAAGGATCTCTGGTCTTGCTGAAGACCTACAGGAAGATTTGAGAAAAAACTAAAACGCAGTCCATCTCGGAGAGCCGCTTTCATTTTGGCCAGGGAGTTGGGCTATGTCGATGTCAACGGCATGCTCGACTCCATTAGCGGGGAACTCTTTATGGAATGGGTCATGTTCCTTGGGATGGACGGCAAAGAATCGAATATGAAGTCCGTACAGGAATTTGAAGATCAAATAAGAGGGTCTTATGGCGGTAATCGGTGAACTAGCAGTCAATGTTGTGGCGAGGACATCCGGCTTAACTAGTGGGATGAATCGTGCAAGGAAAGAGATGGGGATTCTCTCCAGTGCTGCACTCGGAGTCAGAAGATCATTGCTTGCCTTGGGTGCTGCATTTACGGCATTCGAGGGCATTAAAACCATGGCTAGGTTAGCGGCTGAAGCGGAGCAGGTCATTACCCAATTCGAGGTAATGACTGGCAGCATAGAGACGGCTAACAACCTATATAGTGAACTTCGGACCTTAGCGGCAGGCACCCCATTACAACTGGAAGGGTTGCTAGGCAATGCCAGAACCCTGATGCTGTTCGGTGAATCAGCAGACACTGCAACCAAGACACTACGCATGCTTGGTGATGTGTCTGGTGGTAACCAGACTAACCTGAAGTTCATGGTCCGGGCCTTCGGTCAGATCAGCAGTCTTGGACGGTTGCAAGCACAGGACTTAATGCAGTTGGTGAATGCTGGGTGGAACCCTCTTGAACAGATCATGAAAAAATCTGGCGAGACGATGACAGAGGTTCGCGAGAGGATGAAGGATGGGAAGGTTAGTGCTGATGAGGTGCGAGAGGCACTAGAGTCCGCAACTGGCCCTGGTGGACGATTTAACGGCATGATGGAAAAGATGTCCAAGACGATGTCTGGGCGGTGGTCCACATTGATCGATAACATCAAGCAGCTTGCGGTCCAGTTTGGCGAGATCCTAATGCCTGTCTTCGAGAAGGCGGTATCATTCCTGTCGAAACTTGTCAACTGGTTCAAGGGGCTAAGTGCTGAAACCAAAAAACTTATAGCCACAGGAATCTTCTCTCTATTCTCTAGTTGGCTTGCAGGGAAAGGGTTTGATGCTATCCTTGGGATGTCCGGCCTTGGGGGCGTAACTGACATGCTAGGCAAGGGGGCTGGTAAGGCTGGGTTGCTGGTCACAGCGATTACCAAAGTCGCTGGAATATTTGCCAGGCTTACTGGTGGACTTGTTGGTGCTAGTTTGTTTGCAAAGTTAATGAAAGAATCTGCGGACTCTTCCGCACAAATCATTGACAATACATTGCAGTATGAACAAGTGATAAGAAACATACAAAGACGACGTGAGAAAGAACACGCAGTTCAAATACGTTCATTCTCAGCACCTCGACAATCTCGGTTTACGCCAACCCCCTGGAAGGATGCTGACAACTTAATGATGAGTGCGAACGTCAAAACAATAGAAGCAATCACAGCTCAGGAGGCACAAAAGCGCAGGATGGAAGAGACTAGGAACAAAGTTCTTGAAGCGATACATACGGAAAACAAAGATATGAAACTGAGCTTGAGGTTTATTGCTAGTAAAACTAAACGGTCAGACATTAAGCAGGCGGCACCATTCTAATGGCAGTTACAAATATAGTAGAAAAAGAGTTTGTCAACGGCAGTTTTAATGGCGACGAGTATTCGTATGAAGTTATTTACCAATGCGAGACTGACAGCCAAGCAGGGCCAGACACTGTGCGTCGTGACCCAGCATTCCGCATTGGGAAAGAGTATTCTTTTGGTGGGGAAAGCAACCCAGAAGCCAAGTTGAGTAATGTTCAAGTGAGTCTCCTTGAGCGACTTAGAAGGACAACATGGTTGGTTTCATGTACATACTCAACCGCACAGAACAGCTCCTCAGGTAGCGGCGGTGGAGGTGGTGGTTCGCCCACATCAAAAGACAAGCCCGCAGACCCAGAAACGTCCAGCAAGTTTCAAACTCTCGAAGTAAGATTCTTCACTGAATCCGAGCTGGCGTATGGTGCAAAGTTTATCGATGTGGGAACTCTCGGTTCGTCGAAAGAAGGCGGCAGGGAATGCCCTTACGTTAAGTTCTTTGACACTTTAGGTCCAGATAAGTCTGCTGTTTCAGAGTACACGGGAGTTCCACTTAATTCAGCCCTCTCGCCAGTAGACCCAATCCCGTCGAAGACAGCTCCAAGACTTGTGGTGCGGTGTTATCTTTACGATACTACAGACTTTCTTGAGGATGAGTTATGTTCCCCTGACGGTGCGTCACCACTTGGGAAAATAAATAAAGCGGATTATACGATCACAGGACCTGGTAATCAGTATTCACTGACGTTTCCAGCCAGGACACTGAAGCTAATGTCAGCTACTGTAGACGCACACGACTTTAGAGATGAATTGCTGTGGTACTCTTTTGAGTTTATGTATAATCCCTGTGGGCATTACTTGATAATCCCCGACATGGGCATGAAGGCTGTCAACGATTTTGAGCCAGAGACCGCAGGGACTGATGATGGAAGATACCCGTTTGAGCTGAACATTGACGGGAAAACAGAGAATATTAAAGACGAATCTGGTGACCCTATTATGGAGCCATGTCGACTCGACGGTCGAGGCTCACCGCTAACTGGTGCAAGTCGGGGGACTACTTTTGCAGTGCGATATCTAGAAGATTTAAATATCGAATATGATTTTGATAAAATCCCAACATTTTAGGAACTAAAATATGGCTGTTAGGACATGGGCTGGAGATGACGCAACTACACCTTACGACTGGAGTGTAGCCGGTAATTGGGAAGAAGGGTCTGTTCCAGTTAGCACAGATGAAGTGGTGATTCCAGCAGGATCTCAGAAGATCACAGCAGGATTAAATCAGTCAGCAGTAACCTTAGCTGGATTGGCAGTGGAGGCTGGGTATGACAAAGACATTGGCAGTTCAACCGGTGAGCTACAAGTCGCCTTATCAGCGCCGGCCAGTATCCAGACAAGTGGTGGACAGCAATTCTTTGACTTTGGCTCCAGCAATGTTAATATCGAAGTGTTGGGATCAGGTGGTGCCAGCACTGGGCAACGGGCAGTTAATTTTATAGGTAGCAATCTAGCAACAGTTAGTGTTGTTGGTGGTAGTGTCGGGATAGCAACAGCCCCAGCCAATTCTGCGACTGTTGCAACACTAAGGGTCTTGGGTGGGAATGTTTGGGCTGGGGACAATGTCACGCTAACCACCGTCAATCTATACAGTGGAACCCTCCTGCAGCAGTGTGCTACTACGACAACCACTGTCTACGGAGGGCGTCTCACGACCAAGGGTTCGGGGACAGTAGGAACAATCAACATCTATTCAGGCTCAGCTACGCTGAACAGTACAGGAACAGTTACAACACTCAACGGTTACGGTGGCGAGATAGATTTTGCCGGTAGCGGATTGGCGAGGACAGTTACTACTCTAAATGCCAATGCAACTGATCCGTTGACTATCTCGTTTGATCCAAACGTCGTGACTATCTCTACACTCAATGACCCCACCACCCCACAGACTGTACGTTACGAGGCTTCGTAATGACTGACATCTACGGATTTGACCAGACTACATCCAGAGAACTGGTGCGTATGCTTCACCAGTACAACAGGAAGGTCGATACCCTCGCTCGGAGGATTAGTGCGAGCGGGGCTCTAGGTGCGTCGAGGCGTGTTAAGTTTGCAATACCCAAGACAACATTGGAGCCTGGTGGCACTTGCGAGGCTTACCTTACGAAGTATTCCCAGGGTGATGCTAAAAAACTCGTAGCCAATACTAATTCACTCGTGACTATCGAAGACCCTCTCAGTATTGCTTTTGCTGTCGGGACTGACGACTATAGTTCAACAACAGATTATATCCCTGTCGTTAAAGACCCAATGATAAGAGCTTGGATTCCAGCGTCACAGTACGGTTTAATCCAACAGGCGAAGCCAGACTCCACTATAGCTACTGGAGGTGCTGGAACATTCAGTATCTATCAGGACCAAACAGACACTACCGTCAACGTGGACAGTGTCAGTGTCCTCTGGGGCGATAACGGGGAAGGCGTGTCCAGTGGAAAAGAATCTTGGATTCGTTGGAATGGCACCCGTTGGGAATGGATTGGAGGCGACGAGGACGAGCCAACCATCGGTGTCGGCAGAGGGACTCTCAATTCAGCATTAGCCACAACCGACTCGACAATCAGCGTGACACTCGATGGAAGCTCGGCGGTAGGCAGTGGTACCATTACTGCCAACAATTTCTGTGCGTTCTCGGCTGACAGCGGTGCTAAATGTTACGTGTCAACATCGGACGGTACTACTTGGGAACTCATTCAAGTCGCATGTCCCGCGTAAGGAGGTAATGATGGCTGGAAATTACCCTTGTTGCTGTGGTGAAGCTAGTAGCGGCACAGACTGCGCACTTTGTACTAGTGGAAAAGCGCCTACTTATTTTATCGTGACTGTGTCAGGCTGGGCTGATTCCGGCAGCTATCCATCAAGCTGCAATGGCTGGTGTTCCACTATGAACGGCACATATGTTGTTGATAAAAACGGGCGAGCAAATTGTAGATGGGGCGAATGTTACGACATAACAGATTCGCCATTTGTAGATAATGGCTTTGGTGCTAACATCTGCGACCCTTTGTCTGGAGGCCTGCTTTCTGAACGTTTCCAATCGCTAAAAATGGAAATTGGATTTGACACCACATACAACGAAATATACTTGGAAATGTTTGGGTATACGATATCTGATGCGTGCCTTTCAAGTAGTTATTCTTCATCGTATTGGTATTACACTATTCCTGGCTCAAATCCTTACGACTGCGAGACTTACTTAGGCACTACGTTTAACCTGACTCGTTATTCAGGAAGCACTTTTGCTGCGCTTTGCAATTCAGCCACAACAGTAACCATGCAGGGTGTTTACTAATGCCAGACACTAGCGATTTCAAATGTGATATCTGCGGTCTTGAATTAAAAAATGCTGTCCATCCGGTCACACACAACTGCAAGTCTCGTGGCCTTGGTGACACAGTCGCAAAAATCACTAAACGCTTCGGCGTCAAACCTTGTGGCAAATGCAACAAGCGTCGAAGGAAACTTAACCAGATTTTTCCCTACGGTAAACGAAAAGGGGCAGAGTCATCTTCCGATAACCCTACCCCTAGCGATGAAATGTAACAAAATGTTGCTTGAAGAAATGCCTATTTCAGGCAATAAACCTCTTTTAAGCGTCCTCCTTGCTTAACTTTTACTTTCTGAACCATCCCTGCTACCTCCAGCATCTCCACTACCTCCCTAATCTTGCTGGTAGGTTTCATCAGGGATTTGACCAGGGTTGTGACCGTTGCGTGTCCGTGGTCCTTCATTGTGGCGATCACTTCCCTGGTTATTTCTGCTGTCAGCGATCCATCGCTTAGGATCTCCCGCTTAGTTCCGTTGACAAACGTGTTTGTCGACCAGAGGACAAAGTCTATAGCCCATCTTGCAGCGTTGGCATCGATCAACGGATATTCTGGGTCAGCGGAGACAGCGTAAATCAGGGCGAGTTTCTTTACTTTCTCGATTGCCCTCCCCCATATGCTACCAAGCTCGACCTCGTCGACGAATTGATCGGTGTACGCGAGGAAAGATTCGTATTCCCCTTTGGCGTCATCGTCAGTTGGGACGACATAGGGAACAGGGAATTCTTTGCCGTTGATTGTCTTCGTGTCATTGCGGTGAAACTCCATAAGGGCGGAAACGTTACTTGCGATCCTGTCCATCTTCTCTTCATCGAAGACAGGCTCTTTTCTTTCGGCACGCTTGCCGGTATCGATGACCAGCAGACGGCCTGCGAAACCATCTCTCAAGTGCATCTTGGTTAGGCCTGACCAGAAGTGATCCGGAGTGGTCATCCCAAGGAACGAGAAGCAGGGCCTAACGACTTGAATGTCAAAATCTAGGTCAGCATAAGACTTGGCTCTCCATAGGTTCTTTGTAGCTCCCCAGAGTTCCAGAAGGACTTCCTGCACTGAATTGGTGTGGGATGTCCCCTTGTTGGTTTTCTGTAGGAATAGCCCAAACTCATCCCAAATGGCCAGACTTGCTGGATCCTTGGCTAATCTCTTGGCAATGGCTGAGTCGCTAGTCACCCTGCCGATGAGACTGTCCGCGTGATTGGTTCTATCGAAGTAGAATTTCAGCATTTCGAGGACAGCCTGCTTACCACCTGATGATGGTGCTAGACCAACGATGTACAGGTTGGAGAAGACTCCAGACTCCTCAGTGTACCGTCGACCAATGGCATGGGACATCAGGGTGATAGCACCAACCAACGATAAGCCCTTAGAGTCTTTGCTGTTGGCATCCGTAATCGTGTCCATGATTGCTTTCATGAACCACGGCACCTCAAACAAGGACGCTGGGATGCCACTAGACCTGTCCTCGATAACCGGGATCTCAGTGACGATAGGGACAGTGTTATTATACCCATCCCCAATACCCTCCGCACCAACCTTTTCTATCATGGCCCTTGATGCCTTATGCTCTAGTTCGTGAAAGTCCCATGGTGGATCGCAACGTGAGTTGTATTCCTCAAGGAACATTAAAGTCTCTGATTGGTTCAAGTCAAACTTCGCAGCCAGTCTGCACGCCACCTTGAACGTCTGTAGATCCCCGCCAGAGCCCTCAGTTGCCGGTTTGCAGCCCTCCAGGTACGTCCGCACCTGACTTTCCCAATCGTAGGGCCGAGGCCCACAGGCGTCGTCTGAGGGGCTCTCAGGGGCAGTTTGGCGGTATTCCTGGTTGGCCTCGTGAAGAACAGCATCTACCACATCTTCTATGTCGTTGACAAGCCTGTCTTCGGCGTAAACCTGTTCTGTGACCGTGAAGAACCTGGCATTCGAATAAAGCTCCATGTCGACGCCATGCCAATTAAACCTCCTCCCCTTCCCTATACACGAACCTTTCCCGAAGACCTTAACGCCATTCCCGCTGGGTGACACCTCGGCATAACTCTCAAGGTTTTCAATCAATTCATCGACGACAGCCTTCTTCTTTGGGCAGTCTAGGCAATCGTCAAAATCAACCCCAATGAACCCGTCGCCGGACTTAAACACAAACCCCAGTCCAGAGGCCCCAGAATCGCTTCTAAGGGCCTCCGATGCTTCAGTGTAGGTTGACCAGTGTTCCTCGTTTGTCGAGCTTGCAGGGGCATCCTGTGCGACCTGACGGGGTATCTTGGATCCGTTGACATCCTTCCAGAGAACCCATCTCTTTAACGCCTTCATTTCATCGCTAATCATATCAAACTCCTGTGCTGCCAAACCCGCCGTCACCGCGAGTGGTCTTATGGTCGAATGCGTCAACCTCGAACATGCCACCTAGTAATATTGAATGAAACACGATCTGAGCAATCCGTGTTCCCGGTGCTGAAGTCCACGTCCCGTTGCCACCGTTGTATAGCACCACTTTCACCTCGCCTTGATACCCGCAGTCAACGACACCACCAAGTACGTCGATCCCGTATTTCGCGGACAACCCGGACCGTGGCCAGATCAACCCGGCGAATCCCTGCGGGATGTCGAACGCAACACCCGTCTTTACGATTTGTGATGTACCAGGCATGATCGCCACATGTTCGTCGGCATAGAGATCCCACCCAGCGTCGAACGTGTGTGCTTTGGTTGGTGCTATTGCCGTGTCAGTCATTTTAACGAATTTCATCTACTTAGCTCCATAAAATTTCTGTGATTGAACTGATAGGTGCCA